GAACTTTCTTCAAAGTGTTCACATAATATATCCATAGCCCACTTTTCAATCTTAGATTTCTTCTTAGATTTAACATATGGTAAGTATGTATTTCCTCTTGGTAGTAGATTTGTATAGAATTGATAAACCGACTTTGGTTTCAATTCCCAATATTGTTGTATTTCATTTACAACTTCTATCCACTCAGCTTTCATTGATAAAAATCTATGCACCATATAATTAGACCAGGTCTTTTTATCTGCGTCTGTAATGTTGTCCCAATACAATTGGTTCTGAACATTTGTAACTTGTTTTATGTGGTCAAATAGTGTTTTTGTTTTCATAGTGAATAACCTTAGATATAAATAAATAGTTTGTGTGAACCTGAAAATGTAAATTATTTAAAACAATCACCATTCATCCAAGTTATTAGTGAGTGTCTCGTTCCCTTTGTGATTGGTGTAACTCTATGTGATAGAAATGCTGGAAAGATAGTTATGCTACCTCGTGTTCTCTTGGCCTTATGGTTATGTTTGCCTGTCTCGTCCGTGATACCGAACTCTAAATCTCCACCTTCATAGTTTGTTTCATCTGACAACTGAACAATGGCAGTTAGTTTTCTTGTGGAAGTTTCTTTTGCTCCACAATCAGTATGCCATTTGTATTTACCACCAACACCATACTTTAATATCTTTACTGATTCTAATTCTTGTATATTGTATTTAAATATAGAGTGATTTGCCAATTCAAATACCATTTTTAATTTATTGTTTAGTTTTTCGTCATTGATTTTGACTTCTTGATTATCACGAACCTCTTTGTTCGTAATGTTATCGTCATATTTACCAGCAAGTTCTGATATCGTTGGTTCATTTCTCTCAAGATACCTCATTAGTTTTACACATTGACTTTCTGATAAGAAGTTTTCTTTGTGTACTACAAATTCAAATGTATCATTAGTAATCATAGGTATAAAACTCCTTGTTTAATTTATATTCTTCAAGTAACTCATTTATATTTTCAATTTGAGTGTATTCTATATTAACTTTTTTACCAACTAAAATATTTTTTACCTTTTCATAAGTTAGAATACTTCTTCTATCAACTAATTTTGTAAGTTTATTGTTTATTTCTCTCAATTCTACGACGCTGTCTTTTAATTTATCTAAACTTAATGCCTTTACTGATATATCGGTTGCTTCGTGGAATATATCAGTTTCATTTGCTATGTGTAATGATATAACTTGTTCAAACAAATTATTTCTAACTAATAAAAAAACTTTATCGTGATAGTCAATTAAATCTTTGACAAACATATCATTATTTTTATAGACAATCTTTGTTCCCATAAAATCACTTAACTGATAACTCTTATCCATAAACTCTCTGAATCCAATATTATCTATTTGTGATTTGAAATCATTAAAAATTGGATGTTCCCAAAACTTTCCATTATAAATTAACTCTAATGTTTTCATAAAGTTTGTAGAACCACACCTTTCGGTTGATACTACCAAAGTTTTATACAAAGGTATCTCCTACTCCCCAAGCAACACAAGAGTATCTTGCCCCCTTAGTTACTGGCATTACCTCGTGTCCTGCAACTGCTGGATGTATAACTAATTTACCTGTCTTTGGTTTTATTATATGATTGTCAAAAAATTTAAATTCTCCACCCTCATAATCATCATTTAAAAATATAATACAAGTTAATTTAGTAGTGCTATGGTCATCCATCCAATGAAAGTCTGCGTGTGGTAAATAGTGGTCACCTACATCATATCTATGTGCTTGGACTCTATTTCTATAAATTCCCTGTATATCATAATTCCAATATCGTATGTTTGAAAGTTTCAATACCATCCAGAATTTATCTAATAATTTTGAATCATCTGTCTTTTTAATATTAATTACACAAGCGCTCTGATGTTCCTCATCATCTCGTGTGTCTTTATAATAGCCATTCTGCCTTGTAGATTGTGTATCAATAACCTTCTTCAAATCATCACATTCCTCTTGTGAGAAAAAGTTTTCTCTTTCAACAAACCACCTAAATTTTGGGTTTGCTTTAAGTGTTGACATATCAATTGGATTATACATTATCTAAAGTGGTCTCCTACAAATAACTCTTGGATTACATATCGTTTACCCTTTGTTACTGGCACTACATTATGACATAGGAATGCCGGAAATAATGTTAATGAACCTTTTAACTTGTTCATTGTATACCACTCTTTTGTATCTTTATCTTGAATACCGAACTGAACATCTCCACCCTCGTATTCACTTGGGTCTGTCAATTGAATAATTCCTACAATTTTTCTGTTGGAACAACTACCTGCATTAAAGTCTGTGTGCCATCCGTAGAATCCACCATCTTGGTATTCTATTAGTTTTAATTCATCATCACAACCATCAACATCAAAATGAAAAACACTATCATTAACTATGTTTACCATTTGAAACATCTTGTCTTGTAACCATTTCCAATCTTTGTTGGTCTTATCTGGTCTGAATTCATTATCAGGTTGGTCAAACAAATACCACTCATTAGTTTTTCTAATTTCTGGTAAAATTGCTGTTCCTTTTTTATCTCCTACACAACCAATTACATCTTGTTCAGATTCCATTATGTCTCTCTTTAATTCATCACATTTTTCTTCTGAAAGAAAATTTGGTATTTGAATTGAAAATTTTAAATCATTATTGTACCTCATTTAAAAGGTTCTCCTATATATGTTTCTCTCATTATGTATCGTTCTCCACTCATCAATTCTGTTACCATATGATTTGCGAAGGATGGGAATATAAATAAATATCCCTTTTTGTATGGTGCTTTGAAAAAGTTTCCGTCATCATCTTGAAATGCAAAATGTAAATCTCCACCATCAAAGTCTTTTGAGTCTGATAATTGTATCAAACAAGTTAATTTATTTAGTGATAAAAATCCTTTATCTGTTCCTGAATGCCAATTAAATTGATTTCCAATATTATATTTTAATATTCTGGAATCACCCGATTGTTCTTCAATGTCAAAGTTCCATATTCTTTTATTACTAATTCTTACAATGGTATCTAATTTCTTTAATACCCAATCATAGCTTTTTTTTATTTTATTATTTTTATTTTTTTGTAGGAATAGTGTATCGGTTTCTCTATACTTTTTATACTGATGTTCATCTTCATTATTTGGATTAATAACACTAGCTTTTATCCAACCGTGTTCATCTTTTATATCTTGTAATAAATCATCACATTGACTTTCACTTAAAAGAGGTAAGTGAACAAACCATTGAAAGTTATTATTTTCTTTCAGACTCATCAGAAACTAAAACCTTATTTGCGAAATAATTTTTACCATTATCCGTTTTGTTTATATTGTATGTAATTTTTTCTACATTATCCACTTTAATCTGAGTCACTTTTATTTTATTCATATCATCATTTAAAACTACATCATCTATTTCTAGTGGGGCTTTGTATCCTACTTGGTCTACATAAAAGGGATGATTATCTGTTGCTTCAATTATCGTATTATTATCGAATTTATATTTAACAATATTATCGTGTAATACTGTAACAGTTTCCATCACTTTTGAATTTTGTAATTTGCCAGTTTCTTCGTTGTATGTTTTGATTTTCACACCTGGTGTTATATTCTTAATCTTCTCGTAGGTTCCGTCAAACAATGTAATCATTGTATCACCTGTAAAACAAAATTTTGGTGGGATATTATGAACTAATATATCCGATGTAAAGTATGTATCGATATCCTCAACATCTAATGAATAGAAAGTCTCATTTTGCGCAACCTCAGATATTGAAGTTACCTCAACTTCTTCTGCACTTGTATTTAAAAAGTAATCTCCAACCTCAATATCCATCGGTGAACCCCAACTCCAAGTATCACCTTGTTTTATAAAGTGTCTTGCACCTTTCATCATAGCTTGTTTCATTACTGGTAGTTTTATAGAACCATTAACTAAATTATATCCATAAAAATCTTGATTCATTGTTCTTTTAACAACTGAACCAGATACTATTGAACCACTTAAATCGGTTGTACTATAACTCAACCAATCATCAAGGTAAAATTCATCTGGCATTCCTGCTGGTAAATAAGATTTAACCACATCTCCGACTTCTACATCTTGAATTTGTTTTGTTGAGTCATCATACATCTTAACTAAACTTCCACTTGCAGTTGAAAATAGTAAAGGGCTTTGCATATGATATCTGTCACCACTTAATACAAATTTTGGTGCATTTAATGTCTGTAAATGATTTTTATCTTCTACTAAAATTTGCTTATCTGGTGTTTGAAAATATAACATTTTAGTCTTCATTAGATAACCAATATTATTCACGGTACTACCACTTGGAACAATATAAGTTTCAATCAATGTTGAACCACTATCTACTGAATTTTGATAAGTCGGGTTGTCTGAAATGTATTTGTGGAATAATATAGTATTATCTTGAATGGTTCCATCTTTGCTCGGGTCTTTAACTACAAAATCAGGATGGTATGCGTTATTATCTGAAAAAGAACCTGTATTAAATACTGGAACTAAACTTGCACTCTCTGGTGATGAACTCAATATAGTTCTAAATGAATTTTTATTAAATGAACCACTAACTATGTTTAATAATGTATCATCACTAAACCAAGGTGTTTGCATCCAGAGATGAAAGCTACCTGTGTGGTCATTTTCTCCTCGTTCTGAGAAATAAGGTATTGAAGTATTCTCTCTATATTCAAAACTTGCACTAATATTGTGTCTTGCAAAACTTGAACTAATCAATGGTTGTTGCATTGATGATGGGTTTTGTTTTTCACTATCATTTTGTCCATAAACATATACTTTTGTACAACCCTTTTCATTTACATAATCTGATATTTTATTAAATGATGCCGTTTGTTCATTATATGAACCATAAACACCACATGCGGTGTTCATTTCGTTAAAGTATACATCATCAGAACCACTTTCTAAGATATAATCGACACCAACCATAATACCAGTATTGGTATTTGCTGGCCATCCACCACCACTTCCCGTGATATAATTTAAATAATTTTCTATTTTTGTTTGTATTGACATAATTTTTTCCTATATATAAATATCAAATTTCTGTTAATTCCGTAAAAATATCCTCTTTCATAACTGATAGTGCTGGCTTATTCCAATCTTCTAACATAATTGAAGCACTTTCATATCCCTTTTTAATAACTTCGTTACATCTCAACCATACTAAATCACTACCCAATCCTTTATTTCTGTGTTCTGGCATTACATAACGATTACATAAGTATGGATATTTTTTATTCCAATCAATAAAACACCAACCACCCTCAACTAAGTAAAATGACCATCCGTTTTGTAATCTATCTCGTAAATCATAGAGTGTCCACTCTTTCCAATCTTTTCCAAATGAATCTTTAAAGTTATCCAACTCTTTTGATATCATCTCTATTTGTTCCCAATTAATATCATTGTAGTTTGTGAACTCTTGATACTCTGGAACTTCTCGTGGTTCGTAATTATTTAAATCTATCTTGTAATACATTTTTTAATCTTTCCGCATAATATTTATGTGCTTTTGGACCTGGATGTAAATCATCATCTGTTTTATCTTCAACCTTATCCCAAATGACATCAAACATATCTTGTGGTAAATCTCCATCCCAAGTTCCCCATATGATTTTATCACGACCTACAAATCTGTTTAGTAATTCATAGTTATGTAAGAAATTGTAATAGTTATTGTATTCATTAATACTTACTTTTTCTTTTACTTCCCATGCTTTGTAAATTACCCCATCATCATCAAACCAAGTTCTTCTAAAATAGTGTGGAACCGTAATGATAAATATTTGTCGTCTTGATTCAGGTATATAAACTTCTGATAATGTTTTTACTGCGAAATCTAAACCTGTTCCACCTGCTCCATAATTATGAATTGTTGTATCCTTATCACCTAACAAATGTGGAAATGATTGTTCTTGTTCTAAACACCAACCATAAGTCCAACTACAACCAAAAGTATAGATTTGATATTTTGCACTTTCGTCATTGTAGATTGGGTCGTGTTGTCTACCACCATCTAACTTACCATTATTATTTTCATAGATATTTAGTGCTTCTAAATGAGATTTTACATACTCTCCATCATCATTTACATAAATATAATTACCTTCATCATCTTTGTGTTGATAAAGTTTAAGTCCGTGTTCTCCCTCTGGATACCCATCTCTTTCTTTCGTAGTTACTCTATGGTTTTCGTAGTAGAATTTTTCTACATTGTATCTAACCCTTTTGTTCATTATACCAACCATTTTTTCTCATTATATCTTTTATCTGTTCTGCATACAACTTATGAGACTCTGGACCAGGATGTCTTCCTGCGTAGTCGTGTAAATCAAAGAATACATCAAGCATATTCTTTGGAATTTCATCATCCCAAGTTCCCCATATTATTTTTTCCCTACCGATTAAACGATTTACGATTTCATAATGATGATAAAAATATAATAAATGATTATACTCATTAACTTCTGCTGCAATTGGTTTGTCCCAAGTTCTACGACCCACCCCATTATCTTCAAAGTGCATTCTTCTGAAGCTATGTGGAATTGTAATGACATATAAGAAGTTTTTATTTTCAAAGTGTCTAAAATTATGATATACTTCTGTAACCTTTTTTACTGCCCAATCTAAACCTGTTTTACCACCACCATAATTGTATACTGAAGTATTTTTATTACCTAATAGATGAACAAATGTTTCTTCTTGCTTTACGTCCCACCCATATGTCCAACTATCTCCGAAACAATGTATTTGTAATGGAGCATTTTCGTCATTATACTTTGGGTCTTTAAATCTATTTTTACCATCTTGATAAAGGTGTTGAGATAAATCTATTGGAAGTGCTACTTTACCAGGTCCAAGTTCCGTATACCTGTGGTCAGCGGTGCTATTTATATCTGAACCATCTTCCTTAACATTAATAAATCTTACTTCTCGATTATAATACTTATCGACGTGTTCGATTGTTTTGTTCGTGAATAGAGTATCAGCGTCCGTTATTCCACTATCTTTACTTGAAGGTGGTTTCCATCTCTTCTTTAAGACATTAACAATACCCACAATTACATTCCTGGTTTTGCTAATCCGGCTGATTCTAACATATTTTGTGGAACTTTACCACAACTACCACAAGTAAAAACTTGAATCGGAACGATTGATTCTTTACCTGTTGGTGATACTAATGCGGATATTTTCTTCAAAAAGAAAGCCGGTGTAAATGCTGCGTTTCCACATTCTTCACACATAATTGTGTCTGATTCCGTTAAGTCAACCTGTGGTTGTGCTTTTGGTGGTATTGGCCCATTTGGATTACTCATTTGATACTCCCTATTAATTCTACAAACATAGCCATAATGTTGATTTCTTTATCAACTACTACCGCATCTGATTGTTGGTATTTACTTAAAATCAATATACACTCAGCGATATGTCCTGCTCCCCAATCATCTACGGTATCAAACATCAATCTGAATAAATCAGAGAAGTCTGTTACTTTTGAATCTGCTAACAATTGTCTAATGTTTTTAAATGAATTCTTTTTATCTTGTGTTTTCAATATATCCATCACTTGATTTTTATAATCATTTTGAACAATAGTATTTTCATCAATTGTTAATTTGGAATTTACGACTTGTCTTTGAGCACCATTGATTACTCTTCTGATATCTGGATACCCACCATTTACTATGGTTGCGATATCTTTGACATCATACTCTACACTTTCATTTGTCAATATATTTGCCAGATGTTGTGCGACTTGTTTTCTATCAGGTGGAACTATTTGGAAAGACTGACAACGACTTTGTATCGGGTCAATAATTCTTTCTACATAATTACAAGTTAATATAAAACGACAATTCTTAGAGAAAGTTTCCATAAGATTACGAAGTGCTGCTTGAGCGTTTGGTGTAATGTAATCACACTCGTCCAAGATTATGACTTTCATATCTTTGAAACCTAATGTTGATGCGAAGTTCTTGACTTTCTCACGAACTACATCTACACTATTCTCGTCTGATGCGTTGATATAAAGATAATCACATTCAATATTATTAATTAATAGTTTAGCAAGAGTAGTTTTACCTGTTCCTGCTCTACCAAATAATAACAAATGTGGGATATCTCCTGATTCAAGATACACCGACACCTTACTTTTCAAATGGTCATTACCTATGTAATTTTCCAATGATGTCGGTCTATATTTTTCAACCCATAAGCTATGTTTCAAGCTTTCCATTAGTTAACTGCTTGTGTTGATACCAAGAAGTATTCTGAATCGTAATTATCGATTGCGAATTTAATTCTTGATAACCCTTGTGAACTAACTTCTAATGTTGCACTTTCACAATCTTTATTTGCATTTAAGATTGATGCGAACATATTAGCATTAAATGATATTGGTTCCATCATTTTATACTTTGTAGTTTCAACTGGAATAGTAACACGATTAGATGCTATACTTGCATATCCAATCACGATACTTGTTTTATCGTTTTCAGTTAATATCGTAAAGGTTTCTGCTTCTGCTAACGCACCTTTACCACTAATAAATGTATTGATGAAATATGCGTCTACCTTAATAC